GAATCTGCTAGATAGGGTTATCCAATTTTTTTTTCTAATTTTTTTTCAGAAAAATTATTCCCAACTACCCAATCAATACTCCTATAGCAACTTTCGATATACTCCAAACTACCACCCACCATATCTTTGTCCTATTAACAACTAAAAAGACAATTATGGAACAACTAAAATCAGGGTTCTATGTAGCCCAAAGACTACCTCAAACTGCTAATGAAGCAGAACGACCTTTAGAAGTAGTCAGGTATGATGCAGAAAATGATGTGTTTCACATTACCGGCTTAGGTAATCACATGTATAACGATTTCTTACGTAGATACCAGTTAGACCCAAATCCCCTCGTATTGAATCCTGTATTCCCTAATCCACTTAATTTACAGTCCGGTTGGTATTGCGTTACTTGGAGAGGTCTTAAAAATGATGCTATACTTTTATACGACTCAGAAAAATCAGCTTTTATCCATGAAGGTGACTTCTACGGTCATTCTTACTTCTCTTACATCAGTCATGAGCCTATTCCTTTCTACGCAATCAAATTCCCGGCTAAACCTGAACAATCTTTATAATCAATCAAATCAACTACAAAGATGGACACAGAACCAAAAGGATTTGTACTAACAACTAAAGAAGAGGTGCTAAAAGCCCTTAAAGACGGTAGGAAATTGTATAGCACTGGTTGGGGAAGCAGTGAATATCTCTACTTAGATTCGGACGGTATTGTCAAGGATGAGAGAAATAAGTCATTCAGTGGCAACCTAGATAAACCTACTGACCTAGACCCGTTTGTAAGGAATATAATGGTCAATAACAAGGAGTCCAAGTTCTATACGCTTGAACTACAAAAGCCTACAATTCCTGTACACCCAAAAGGTTTAAGACCTTGTAAGGCTTCAAATACGGGAGAAATTTGCTTTTTTCACCAATTTATGCTTACTGACGGTATTCCGTACGCTATCATAGAAAATTTAGACGGTACACCAGGTTTTTTCCAATGTTTGGACATTCAATTCCTAGACGTATGATTTCAGATAATTTCGCAGGGGCACTACAAAGACTTATGTTGCTCACAGGGTTATACAGATACACCCTCTTAGATGTAAGAACATCTGATTCAGTTAAGAGAGTTGCGGCAGCAGCAAAACAAGAAAAGGTAAAGAAGTTCTACGATATCAGGGTGGATATAATCGGCATTGAAAGGTCTATCCAAGTTATGCTGAATAATATCCACATGGTAGTTAAAGATAAAGGACATTTACAGACCTTTACTGATATGAAGGGTGAAATGACGAGTGAACGCTACAAAGACATTGACGAGGTTTTCATGGACTTAGTTCAAATGCCTGAAGATAAATTCCAAGAAGTAATTTCATTTATTAACCAACAAAAACAGTCTTTATGACTCAGGCAGATTTAACTCCAAACTGGACTAACGTTATAGTCGGTTTTATTGTTTTCGGTGGCATGATAGTGTGTTTGACCCTACTGCTCCGGGTGTTCATCAAAAACAGACACAAGCGCGATGAACTAGAGAAAGGTGCTGAATTACAAGACTGGAAACAGACTTATTGGGACAACGAACAAGAATTTTTTGATAAAAAATAACTGATAAAAATGAGTAAAAACAAAATATCGGCACAGGTAGTTGCCGATTCAGTCAATCCTATCTGTGGTAGTAGGATTACATCAATGGTAATAACAATGCCTAGATTTATTTTACCTGAGTTTTTAACTCACAGGATGTTTTCCCGGAACTCAGCCAGTTCAAGGGCTATTCCATTTGACAAGATGGTTAAAATGGTTGAAACAGACCCATTCATTCCTATTGCTTGGCAGAAAGACCATTCCGGTATGCAGGGAACTGAGTATGTAACTAACGCTAAAGATATTGAGGCTTTAGAGAGTGAATGGGGATACGCAGCATCTAATGCTGTTGCTTCTGCCAAATACCTGAACCATACCTGCGATGTTACCAAACAAATCTGCAACCGTCTGCTTGAACCGTTTATGTGGCATAAAGTACTGGTTACTGCTACTGAGTTCGATAACTTCTTCGATTTGAGATGTCCTCAGTACGGAATATTTTATGAGCAAGTTCCGGTTACTTTTAAGTCTAGGAAGGATTTACTGTCTTTCGTTGCTAAAGTAGAAAGTGACGAATTTAAATCGTCTTACGATAGCATGTCTGAACTTGACTGGCTCAACATTAACAAAGGAAAAGCGGAGATTCACATGATGGCACTTGCTGAAGCAATGTGGGACGCTCGTAATGAGTCTACTCCTAAAGTACTGCAACCGGGTGAATGGCATTTACCTTTTGGTGACAATATCGACAGAGATGCATTAGTGGCAACTATGGCACCACGATTAACTGGTGATACGTTTGATGACCTATCTACAACATATCAGCAGCTTGTACTCAAAATATGCGGTGCTAGGTGTGCTCGTACTTCTTACAACAACTTCGAAGGTGGCGATGATTACCCGAAAGATTATGGATTGTATGACCGCCTTGTTGCTGATAAGCACGCATCTCCTAGAGAACACGCTGCTGAATGTACTGACAACGGTGATTTCTGCTACAACCTACGCGGATTTGCAAGTGACCGTTATTTGAGTGACCATAAAGCCCTTGCCACATGTCCGACCAAGTAAATAATCCTAAACATTACGGTGGCAAGGATAATACTTACGAAGCCATCAAAGTTATGGTAACTATCGGGTATTTGGGATTTAAATAAAAATATATGTTAAAGAACTAGCAAGCTATCATATTTCGCTTTATCTTTGTCCCATTAACATACTAATTTATGTTCGCACAGTTTAAAACATTACCGCAGTTATTTGACGTTTTTAAAGACGAACCTACTTGTGTTGCCTATTGGGAGCAGGTTAGATGGAATGGTAATGTTGCATGTCCTCATTGTAAGGCTGAAAATCCATATAAAACAAACAGGGGTTATAAGTGCCGCAATATTGAGTGCCAAAAGAAATTTAGCGCAATTACAGGGTCTATTTTTGAAAATACAAAAATGCCATTACGTACATGGTTTGCAGCTATATTCCTTTGTGTTAATCATAAAAAGGGTGTTAGTTCTTTACAGTTAAGTCGTGACCTCGGGATACACCAATCAAGTGCTTGGTTTTTATTGCATAGGATTAGAGAAGCATTCAATATTCAATTTACAGAACAATTAGGTGGTAATGGTGTAATAGTTGAAACTGATACTACAATTGTAGGTGGTAAAGTAAAAGGAATGAGCAACAAAAAACGTAAATCATTCAAAGGGGATAGAAACGCTGCAATGGCTAATAAAACTACAGTTACAGCTTATGTTGAACGTGGTGGCGATATTCGTTTTGATGTAAAAGACAGTACAGAAAACGAACCTGATTTAGTGAGAATGCACGTTGATACTGAAAGTGTTTTAATGACTGACACGGCTGCTACTTATGAAAGAGTTGGTAGAGAATATGCTGACCACCTTACTGTTGACCATCGCATAAACGAATATGTTAGAGGTATTGCACACACTAATACTGTTGAGGGTGCATTTAGCCACTTTGACCGTATGGTAATTGGCGTTTATCATAATATCAGCAGAAAGCACATGCAATCCTATGCGAACGAATGCGCACACCGTTATAATACACGTAAAGCACAACAAGCACATAGATTTGAAGATACTATGAAAATGTTTGGCGGGGTGAGGTTAAAATATGGCAATTTAATTACTAGGTAGTAGCGTTGATTTTTATGTATATTGCAGCAGAACCAATTCACTAACTATGAATAAAATTCTTTCGGGTGTTATTATAGGTTTCTTTTTGGCATTTACTTTAAGCTTCCTATATAAAACTTATTGGTTAAGGGACTATGTTTGTAGTTCAAACTCAATTGAAAAGATAGATACTTCTAAATCTTCTATGGCTTCATGCGTTTATCAGATTAAGAGTTTACACGGCAATTACGAAGAAAAATTTTCTTCGATAAATAAAAGGCTAGACGATTTTTTAGTTTTTGGTGGGGTGATAATTACTTTATTGTTGACGATTACTGTGAGCGTTTATTTGAAAACCGAGGTTGAAGTTGCGAAGCATTTTAAAACTAATTTCTATGAACTGGAAAAACAAATTGTTGGAATAAAAAATAAAGCCGAAGAATCGTTAGGGACAATTCAGGCGTACGAATCTTTGTTAAGAAACGATATAAATATTAAAAATAATGGTGAAGACCTTATTCAATAAAAACAAACCAATGTTACCAAATATAACCAAGGTAAATAAGGAAACACTTGAAAAATTAGAATCAAGGGTTTTAAATAACATGGCTTCTGCTGAAGATTATAAATTTATTGATGATATTATCCAATCTAAGATAGGGATAAAAGATTTTTTTTTAAATTCTTTGAAGGAAGTAGGCGTACTCAATTATCAAGGCTATATTGAAGAGCGTGTTAAAAGAATGGGTACAGTAAATCAATTTGAAGGTAGGTTATTAGGTCTCGTCTTGGGGGCTATAAAATTAGTAGGTACTAAAATATAATTTATGCATGTAGTGGCAGTTTTTGACATTTCCCCTGAAACAGAATTAGATAATTTTAGGGCATTTTTAAAAAGAGAAGGGTATTTCAGAGGGTGGAATAATGAAGGTATAGCTTATTATTTGCCTAGAAATAGTGTTTTAGTTGTAGATAGCGACCCTAAATCAGCCAAACAAGCATTTCTAAATACTTTTAACAAATTCACTGAAAGCCCTAGTGAAACGAATATAGAATTAATTCGTTTAATTATCTTACCCCTAGTTGATTGGGAAGCCCTACCGGGTAAGGATAATGAAAAATAACTTTACATTATGTCAAAGCCAAAAAAAGATAAAAAGCCCCGCCCCAGCAAATACGCTGGAAAGGTGGCAATTAATATGGATTTTGAGCAGGCAATTCGTTTTTTAGCTGATAAAGCTAATAGGGTTGTGAATGATTCAGTTAACGAACCTACTATAAACGAGCCTGTAATATCCGAACCTGAGCAAATGTAAAAACCACCCGTTCAGGTGGCTTGCAAATATTTATCTTTTTTATTATCCCAACTTACCGATAGTTACCAATTACTTGCGCTCCACTTAAGCATCTATGATTCACCAGTGGCTGTGAACTATGTTCGTAATGGTTATATAGATAACTACGATAGTATAGTCGATACTTTTTACGATTACTTGAAAAAGAAAAGTGCATAACAATTAATTCGTTTGAAAGGCCAGTCGTGTAACGGCTGGTTTTTTTATGCCAATTATTATCAGAATTATTTGCAGGTTCGTTCGCCAACTCAAGGGACAAATGCAATTTCAAAATTGTAAACATTATTACTAAACATAAAGATTTAGGTGTGTCTTTATTTGTTTTAATAATGTTTACACACTATTTTCGCAACGCATGGCTAAGTCATCCCGAAACGCAGGTGTATCTGAAAGCGTACCGTCTACAAAAAGAGGGTTGAAAGAAGGATACAATCGAGTGACGTTCATAGTTAAAGATGAAACAATTTATGAGCTAGACTGCATATCATCGTTTGACCGTGCATTTCTGAAAGATTTGGTCAATGAAGCGTTGGAGGTCTATATCACTGAATGGAAGAAAAGAAATCCTAATAAAAAGATACCGAAATGGGTAAAGCAATAATTAAGAAAACGCCGAAAGGTCAATTACCTTTATTCAGCACAGATAGAGAGAATGACAATGCTTGTGTACCAGACCGGGAAGAGGCCGAATTTTGGCGGACGATAGAGCTAATTATTGACGATTTCCCGAATGTTAATGAGGATGCGCTACCTGGCATAAAATGGGGGCACTTTACGCAACTATACACTCCTGCTTTTTGGAAGCTACAATATAAATTATCGGAATGCGCATCACAGGAAACGTCTCACAAACTTGCCTCCAATATTATAGAGGAAATTATTATGTGTATTCTAGGCGGTTATGGTATTCCATCTGAGATGGGCATAATAGCTTTTGATAGACTCAAAGAAAGGGGAATAATCTCTACCAAAGCTAATTTTCAGGATATTTTAGATGCACTTTCTTCTCCATTTGAGTTTGAAGGGGGCAAGAAAGTAAGTTATAGATTTTATAATCAGAAAAGCAAATACATACACAGGTTCCTTTGCAGAAATGATCTTGATTGTATTCCTGAATTCAACGACATACTTCTGAGAAACTGGCTATTATCCGTGGATGGTATTGGGTTGAAAACAGCGTCCTGGGTGACAAGGAATTGGCTTCACAGCAATAATGTTGCAATTCTGGATATTCATATCCTCAGAGCTGGTAAATTGACTGGTTTCTTTGAGAGTGATATTTTATCGGATTATCTCAAGTTAGAAAAACAATACCTTGAGTTTTGTAAAGCAATTGACGTACAGGCGGCAAACATGGACGCAATTATTTGGAATTTCATGAAAAAAAACACTAAATTGGCACTGAAAACTTTATATCCTTAACAATCAAATCCAACACTATGTCAGGTTCAGGCGGCGGTGGTTTCACCGATGCGGACTCTGCTTGGGTTAGGGCTTCTATGCTTTTAGGTATGGGTGTTCCATCAATGACACCTCTGAGGGCAGTTGACCCTGATAATTTGCCCAATTGTCTGGTTTTTGTGGTAGATGCCACTACTCCGGTCAGGACTATTCTGCAAGGTTCGCTTCATCTAGCTGATGATAAGTCTGTTTCCTGTATCGGTGACTTCGGTTATGAGGTAAAAAATGTCACGCACTACTTATTTGTGGCTGATGTGGTCAACTATTTTGAATCATTCGGTCTTTTCTAGGTAAAATATCGGTATAGGCATAACTTATACCGTTTAAATAGTGTTACGCCTACATTTGTGGTATGAAATACGTAACATACTGTAGGGTATCAACCAAAGAACAAGGTGAATCAGGCTTAGGACTTGAAGCACAAAAGTCAGTAATAAATAACTTCGTCTCTAAATCAGGGGGCGAAGTTATTTCGTCTTATACAGACATAGAATCAGGTGCAAATAACAACAGACCTCAACTCACTTTAGCCATAGCTGATGCCAAAAAGAACGATGCAACGCTTATTATAGCCAAATTAGACCGGTTAAGTCGCAACGTGTCGTTTATCTACCAGTTGAAGGATAGTGATGTCAAATTTGTCTGTTGCGAGACCCCCAATGCAAACAATCTGACCATAGGTATCTTGGCTATAATCGCACAAGAAGAGCGAGAACTGATTAGTTCGCGCACAAAAGCGGCTTTGGCAGAAAAGAAAAAGCAAGGTATCAAACTAGGTAATCCACAGAACCTTACCGAGTCTGCTAGAGAGAAGGCTTACGAATCAAACAGGCGTAAAGCGGCTGAAAATCTGAATAATAAGAGGGCAAAAGCCATGATTGATACCCTGATTCCGGGTATGAGTTACAAAGCCGCTGCCGAACAACTCAATAACACAGGATTTACGACATCTACCGGTAAACAGTTCAGTCCAATGTCTGTTCAGAGAATATATTTGCGAAAATAATACTGCTATTGATATTTTTACTATTTTTGTCTTATGGAATCAATTATCGAGTTCGCTCTAAATTCGGTTGAAGATGCTAAACTAGTCGAGTCTGTTACTGGTGTGCAAGTTACCTTGTCGAAAGAAGATTCTTACGATGTGGTAGCTTTTCCTAATGGTGATACTTTCGCTTTTAAGGGTAATCCTATAAAAGTTGAGGTAATGTCTGATAAAACTTTAAAAATATCTACGAAATGAGTTTCACTACTTTCAGTCAATTAAGGGAGTGGGCGGTAGCCTTCCTCAAACCTAAAGCAGCGTTCCCTGAATTTAAGGGTAAGAACCAAGAAGCATTTCTTGGTCTTATTGATTTGGTGACGAGTCAGGCATCTATCCCCGATGTTCAGTCCCCTAACTATGCTACTGCCCTCACCGTGACGACCACACAGCGTCATACCACTATTCAGTACGGTTTAACAGGACCTACTACGATAACTATGGGTGTAGAAGGTATCAACATGGGTGATACTGTTATTTTCGAACTAACTGCTACGGGTGCTACTCGTACTGTAACATTTGATACTGTTACTACAACGCCTACACTGGCTACTATAGCTGTAACTGTTGCGTTACCATCACTTATTGCATTTGTATTTGACGGCAGTACTTGGGTGGAAATGTACAGAACCGATTTACGTGCTGCTGAGAAAGCTACTTCTGTTGCCTATGTACCTACCATCGCAGTTACGCCGTCAGTTGCGCGTATGAACTATATGAATGTGGCTCAACTCACCGGTGCTGCTACTATCAACGCAACTGTCACTAACTTGGCAGCTAATGACCGGGTTATTTTCACATTTGCCGCTGACGGTACTAACCGGATTGTTACCTTCGGAACCAACATGAAATCTGCCGGAACTATTACGGTGACTGCCAATAAGTACGCTACGGTATCTTTCATTTTCGACGGTACTAACTTGTTGGAATTGTCAAGGGCTGTAACTACATAAGATTCTGTTGTATCTTTGTAGGGAACACAATACCTCAAAGATGGATAGTCAATCTAACAGGCGGCTTACTAGAGTCGACAAATTAGAACTTGGTAAAAGAATACTTACACGATTTGCTAAGGGTCAAACGACTCTTAGCAATTGTTGTTTAGAGGCAGGTATAAAACCTGCTACATTCCGAAATTGGGTAATGGCTGATGTGAATGACATCGAGCGTTATCTAGCTGCCGGGAACAGTCTTCCAAGCAATGCTTACCCGGAATTAATACCTCTTTACCGCGAAGCCAAAATACTTGCTGCATCTAATTGGGAAGCGAACATAACCGACTCAGCGCAAGAAGGCTTGGCTAAATTAGTTAGGGGCTATACTACCGTAGAAGTTAAAGTCAAGAGGGTGAGGGATAAAGATATTCCGATTGATAAGCCTGAAGCATTCTACGATGAAGTGACTACCACAACCAAGCAGATTGCACCTAATATGGAGGCTGTTAGAATGGTTCTTGAAGCTAAAGCAGCTACCGAGTACGATAAAGATACTCGGAAACGACTTGCCGAAGCTGAATCACTACAAAAGGCGATGGATGCAGATGTCAATGAATATGAAGAGATGTCTATTGATGAATTGAAGCGTAAAATAATGGAGTTGGACGTTCTAAAACAAGGGGCAGATGGAGTTTGGCAGACGCAATAAGGAAAGTAGTGAAACCAAAAAAGCCCATATAGCTCTACTCAAAAAAGCTCAACAAGAACTTTATCAGGTACGCTTCGATATTTGGCTTAAAGAAAAATTAGGTGAGGATATATCCGACTTCCGTTGGTCAGACCTTTATAAAAAAGAAGGTATTGACCATAAATGGGACGGCTCACCTGACCCATTATATAATGCTTGGAAAGCTATTTCCGAAGGTCATTGGGCAGCAGTAGAAGCCGCTACAGGTACGTCTAAAACCTATATGCTATCTCGACTAGTTATGTGGTTTTTGGACGTTTTTGAAGATTCACTCGTAATCACATCTGCACCTAAGCAAGACCAGTTACGTAAGAATCTTTGGGGTGAACTAGCCAAGATAAAGCACAAATTCAAGAAAATAAGACCACTATCTAGTTATTATGATTTACGTCTTGTAGTCGAAGATGTGGATATTAATGCTCGAAACCAAGAGGGTGCTAACTACAGCAAGTCGTGGCACGCTATTGGTTTTGTAACGGGTTCTACTTCAGAGGAAGAGTCTGCAACAAAAGCACAAGGTTTCCACAGGAAGCATATGCTTATTATCCTTGAAGAAACTCCCGGTATATCGCAGCAAGTAATGACTGCTTTTCAGAATACCTGTACTGCCGAGCACAATTTGATTTTAGCAGTAGGTAATCCTGATAGCCAAACAGACTCCTTACATCAGTTTTGTCAGCTAAAAAGAGTTAAACCTTTCAGAGTAAGTGCCTACGACTACCCGAATGTTGTATTGGGTAGAGAGATATTCCCCGGAGCCGTTACGAGGGGTAGTATTGAGCAGCGTTTGGATAAGTATAAGTCTGTTGAGCACCCGATGTTCCAATCTAGGGTCAGAGGTATAAGCCCTTCACAGAGTAATATGTCCTTAATACGGACTGAATGGCTTAAAGCGGCTAAAGAATCTAAAAAACCTTACGATTATAGTTACCACTCTGCCGGTGTTGACGTAAGTAATAGTGAAGATGGTGACAAAGCAGCAGTGTGCTACATGCGTGGAAACATATTGAAGTATATCAAGCAGTTCCACTGTAGGAATGCGAATGACTTGGCTTACAATCTAGTTTGGGATAACAACCAACTAGAGATGAACGGCAAGAACGACTATGAGGTAGAAACTTTGGATAAGTACGATATAATGCCCGGATTTGTCGGTGTTGATACAGTGGGCGTAGGTGTGGCTACATATAATGAATTGCGTGGTCTAGGAGTAGACCCTATTTCTATTATAGGTGGTCAATGGGAAGAAGCCCTGCCTACAGACAACAACGAATATTTGGGTAACGGTACTCAGAACCCTAATTATGGTAAACCTTTGTACAAGTTTCAGAATTTACGCTCTCAGATGGCTTATGAACTAGCCAAAGACTTGGAAGATGGCAATATTGTTATTGACCTTGAAGATGAAAGTTTATTTGACCAATTGTGTGAAGAGTGTACCATTATCAGATACAAAGAAAGCGGTAACGCTATAGTTGTTGAACCTAAAGATGCAATTAAGAAGAGGCTTGGTGGTAAATCACCCAACTTGTTTGATGCGTTTATGTACGCTAACTGGTCGCGCAAAGGGTATAGAGTATTTACCGGAATTATGCCTATTGGCTTTGGCACTAGTGTATTGACAAAATAAATATCATTATCTTTGTGATTGATGTCAGTAGACTACAGTAAATATTACAGCAATAAGGCAGACTCTTCGAGTACAACTTATCCTAAAGTTGTACAAGTTGCTGTACCTACCCCAAAAGGTACACCGGACATCAACACTCCGCAAGGTAATTCAATGATGCCTACAGCCGGGGGACGGAGTTCAGTACCTCAAAACTCTAACTTAGTTGGCATACTACTAAATGAGTTTGCGCAAATATCTCCCGGCTATCAGATTGAGATGCTGAGGGCTTGTAAGAACTTAGCTATTTGGAATGCTGACGTTAGTTATGCGGTTGAGAATATCTGTCAGTTATGTAACACATCTTACAAAATAACTTTCGAGAATGACATACCTGAAACACAAGTAAAAGAGATGCTCGACCTTTGGGACGAGCAATCTAGGTATGTGTATGCAGGGGGCGATAGAGCATTAATATCTGACTTGGCTGCACAGATGTACACAACTGGCGCACTATCGGCAGAACTCGTACCTGACACTACTTTAAGTTTCTTGGAGAACGTAGTACTGGTTGACCCTTATTATATCAGATTCATCTACAACCCTGAAACCACTAAGTACGATGCTTATCAACGCATTGCAAATGGTGTCGGACTTAATATTAATTTTACCGAAGGTTCTTTGGGGTTAGTTAAACTGAACCCACTTCAATACCACTATATCGCACTCAGGAGATTCGCGGATAACCCTTACGGAATACCACCTATTTTAGCATCTTTTGAGGGTATTGAAATAGAAAGGGAGATGCTTGATAACGTTAGGCACATTGTTCGAAAACTAGGTGTTTTCGGATTTTTGTCCGTTATGGTCAACCCACCTATTCGTAAGCAGGGCGAATCTGAAGATGCTTTCTTCGCACGCTGCCAACAATACTTGAATGACATTACACCAATGGTTGAGCAAGGTTACGCCAGTGGTATTCAGATTGGTTTCAAGGGTATGCAAGAAAATAAACTTGAAGCAGCACCGGCTAACTTGGCAGGTGTTAAAGATATTTTCGGTGTTATCCTCGAATTGAAAATGGCAGGTCTTAAACAAGACCCATTAATGCTTGGTAGGAACTTCAACGTAGCTGAAACAATGGCTAAAGTCATAATGACTAAGCTGACTACGCAAATAAGTGCATACCAACGAGTATTAGCCTCATTCATGGAATATGTTATCAAAATGTGCTTACAACTGAATGGCTACGAAATAGGTCGCGTTAAAGTAGAGTTTGAACCACCTATGATTGCTGACAGGCTCCGCGATGAACAAGCTACTAGGGCTGAAATTGATAATGCTATTCTTATGCGTAATGCCGGATTTATCGAGCAAGATGAAGCCGCACAGAGATTGCACCTCAATAAAGCTGCTAAACCGGGTGATGTTCAAGCCAATAGCGGCACTACTCCACAAAATCCGGCAAACGATTACAAACCTGTAAATTAGAATTGATGGTAAGTTTATTTGACATAAAAGAAATGCCGCAAGGCGAAATAGCTGCCGAAGCATTTAATAAGTATGAACCTACTAGGGACGAAGGTGCTACTAAGAAATTCAAAAAAGTAGCAATGACTGATTCCGGTAGGTATGCTATAAAGGGTGGTAACAAGAAGATGTTCAATACCACAATGAGTTTTAACTTGGATATGAGTGCAGATTTGAGTAGCCTAATCGCTGCCGAATCTGTTTCGCTTATAAGTAACAATATCTTATCAAACTCTATTGAACGTTGTGAAAGTCTCCCGTTCGATATGCCTATGGTTAAGACTATCAATTCTGTTTCTGATAGTCTATCAGCTAAACCTGAAGATTTTATACGCGTACCAGTTAGGGCACTAACTAAGACAATAGTAGGTGCTTATACATGGAAAGCCTCAGACTTCGGTTCTGTTGACATGGAAAATACTGTGGATATGGCAAATGGTTTGACCATTTACCCTGACCACAATGCCAGTGTTGAGAACTTTTTAGGTAGGACTGCTGAGGCTTATTACCAAGGTGATACTGTTGTGGGTGACAGACGTATTCCGGGTGGTATTAACGTGATGGCTTACATCGACACGGTAGCTAATCCTAAGATAGCTAGAGGTATGGCTACAGGTCAACTTAATTCAATGTCGGTTACAGTTAATTTTGACTGGAAACCTTCACATGAGTTCAAGAAAGCGGACGATTTCTACAAGGCTGTAGGTTCTATTGCATCGGACGGTAAAATGGTTAGGCGTATAGTAACTAAAATCAACGGTTATGCCGAACTTTCTATAGTTTACAACGGTGCTGACCCTTACGCTAAGACACTAGATGCGAGTGGTAATGTAAGTAATCCTTACAAGCCATCAATAGTTAATTATAGTGCTGAAAACGTACTTTCATACACAGCAGACCCTAATTTTTCACAGTATTCAGAAAATAAAAAGTTTTCTATTGTGGAATTTGGAGAAAATAATATAAATTTGCTCAATACTAGTGTTAATAAATCTAATCAGATGTTTAAAACTATCCAATCACAGTATGGTTCACAGTTGCCTTCGGACGTAAAAGATGAGGCATCTTTCTTGGCTTTTGTAGGAGATTTACTCAAAAGACCTGAAAATATCCCAACCCCTGAGCCGGCTAAATTATCGTTTAAGTCACTTGAATTGAATGACGAACCTGTTGTTACAGATGCCTCTGTTGAGGTGACTACTAACGATGCAGATTCGTTTATCATTGTTAAGGCTGATAGTCTTAGTAAGGTACAAGCGGCTTTTGCGGCTATGAATCGTGAGAATCAGTCTTTGGCTGCGTTGAGGGAAGAAGCTCTTAAACAATTCAACGTTGCCGGAGATAAAAGTGAAACAGAATTGGCTAACTACAAAGGTATTTTGGCTAATTCTACTGCTGAACAAATCAATACTCTGACTGGTAATCTGAAAGAGGTTCACAAGTTTGGTGCATTCTGTACTAAATGTAAGAGCAAGGAGCACATTAGTATGCGTTCTAGTGCTGACAACTCTGAAGATGTTGACAAAAATTCAACACAGAAAGCTGCCTCAGTTCCGAGTGCTGCTGACATCAGAAACAAGTACACAAAGAAAATCTAATCAATAACAATTAAATCTGTTTAAAAATGCAAGATTTGTACGCGTTAAACTCGGCTGCACAACGAGTTTTCGAATCTAGGGAAGAAATGGGCATTGACTTCGGGTTCACTGCAAGTTCTTCATATATCAGTGCAGGTTCAAATCCGGGTGATATAGTTAAACTTGGTACTGACGGTACGGTATCGCTTGTTGCAGCATCTACTGACTATCCTATCGGTATAGTTGTAGTGCCTAAAGTTCAACGCAATGCCGTTAACCGTGTTACAGTAGCTACACCATTCCAAGCAGTTATTCGCGCCAATATTGCCGGTGCGATTAATGCAGGCACTCACCTCGCTGCTACAGGACATGCTACGGCTGCCGATGGTACAGTGCTGACAACTTACGCTGCTGCAAGTTCAGGTGACTGGGTTACGGCTATTATGATTAAGACTACATCAGGTGCTTCAGAAGTTACCAATGTAGGCTATTTGAGGACTCCATACAAAAAAGCATAAAATTAACCACATAACGTAAAAATATGACACTCGTTAACGACACTTTAATCCGTTCTGTTGGTCAATTTTCAGCAGACAAAAGCAAAATCATCACTCCGACTGATTTTGAGTTCATCAAATACGCTGACGGAGGTGCTGAAAAGTCATTCGACAACCCAAGAGCAGGCTACGAACAGTATTTAACTGCTGTGAGCAAATCGCTCGAAAGCATGGGTAAGGAGCTTAACAGTCTTCGCAAGGGTAGTGCTTCAAGCATGACACCTTGTATCGACATTTCGCTCGGACAGTATGTTCAGGATAAGTACCAATTTGCTATGAGTGAATCAGGTGGATTCGACTCATTTTTGTTGTCTCTCGGCTACAATGGTAGTGTTAATACTATCCAGTCTTTTGAAAGCATGGGTGACTTCAACACTGACTTCCGTTGGCTGATTCCTGAACTTTTCCGTGAAGCTATCCGTTTGGGTATGCGTAGAGCACCGATTTATCCTAATCTAATCAGTGCCGAAGAGTTCATCGCTCAACCGCAAATCAAAATGCCTTACGTTAAGATGTCAGATGCTATGCCGACATACATTGGCGAAGGTGAATCTGCTCCACTCGGTCACGTAGCATTCGGTCAGAAAATGGTATCTACCAAGAAACTTGGTATCGGTATTCAGATTACTGACGAGGTTCAACGCTATGTTAACCTTAACGTATTGCAGTACTTCTTACAAGACGTTGGTGTTAAAGTCAACATGGCTCTTGATAACGAAGCTATCAATGTATTGACAAACGGTGAGGTTGGTAACAACAACGCTGCGGCTGTTATCGGTGTTAAAGACGTGGTTGCAGGCTTCCAATACGAAGACTTCCTTCGCGCTTGGGTTAGTCAGGCTACATTAGGTCGTACACCTCAATCAATGCTTTCAAACGTTGAGCCGGCAATGAAGGTTCTACAATTACCTGAATTTACCAATGCTTTGATGTTGTTGGCAGGTATTGACGGTAAGATGGTGAATGTACGTACTCCGATTCCTACACGCTCTTCTTATGATATTCACGGTGCGATGCCTGCTGCTGACCAAGTGATGATTATCGACAACACGGCATCGTTGATTAAGTTCAATAGTCAGGCACTCACAGTAGAATCTGACCGTATTGCGGATAAAGGTGTCACCGGTACTTATGCACGTATGGAAACAGGCTTCGCTAAAGTGATGGTTGATGCTTCATTCATCCTCGACCAGTCGGTTTCAATTGACGACTACGGCTACCCTGATTGGATGAATCCATTTGCTTACCAAGCTGCTCAAACTTTCCGTACACGTCCTTAATAGTTTTAACCCCTAAACTTATAAATTACAATGTACATTAAGCTAACAGAACAAGCGAAAAAACTGCAAACAGGATTTCACGACCCAATCAGCGGTATAAGGTTACTCGGCAACAAGGTGGCAAAAGTTGAATCAGAGACACGTATCATCAAAGACTACCTGAACTCTACCATCACAGTTGCCTCTGAGGACGAGTATAACGCTTACGTGGAGTCGTTGAAAACAACCAAAAAAGCAGCTACGCCTACCACTAAAGAGGTAGTTCAAGACCCTGCTCCGGAAGAAACTCCTGAACCTGCGGTTAAGAAAGGCAAACAATTACCTACTACATAGGCTTCCCTTTACGCTAAACAATAAAAACGCTCATGTCTTAAAATGATATGGGCGTTTTTTAGTAAATTTGTGATATGAGTACACTCACTATACAGAGCATGGTTTACAACCGACTTAGAATGCTTGAAGTGTCTGATAGAAATAATGATGCTATTCAAGATTTCTTTGAAGAGGCTTGTTATGAACTTAACAAGTGCTTCGGTAAATCACCTGAAGACGTTGCTATAGAAGTTAACTACGATACTGAACAGAAGAGTATATTGGCAGACATGGTTACAGTCATGATGCTAGTTACGCTTATCGGTGTAGGTCTCGGTGGAGATAATCAGACTGGTGGTGCTCCGATACTGCCGTCTGTTAAGTACCTCAAAAAAGCTAAGGCAGACGTATCTGATGTAGAATGGGGTGTAATCAACGTAAATGAAAATGTGGGGTTGTATTCGACTGCTGATTCGTTAATTACTATGTACAAGAAGAGTGCATTCAGGAAAGGTAGAACCTATGGTTGTATTCTCGACATCTGCGAAACTTGTACTGAAGCACTCAAATACACTAAAGTTCCTTTTGTTATTGTTCAAGATGCACACTGCTAGTAAATGAATCTATTAAGTGATACAGATCGATTAGAAGTAAGGTCTGCCATAGGGGATATTGCTGATACTTTTCATAATACCCCGGTGACTTTCAATATTTATCAAGGTTCCATTGACCGTATGGGTCATGGAACTAAATCGCTTGTAAGTACTACAGTTAATTGCCTAGTTGTTTACAGTGATGCATCTTCAGACAGCAATTTAGTAACTGAATCAGGCACTTTAAGTAGGCAAGGTGCTACAGTATATGCCAATACGCAGAGACTATTGGCAGCCGAACTATTGAACGAGAATTACCGTCCTATATTCGACACAGAAACGTCCACAGTGACTATTGATGGTGAAGAGTACAGAATGGAAGTCGATACTATTTCAGGATTCTTGGATTTGGCTAATATACCATTAAATTATACTTTAACTTGTTCAAAACGACCTAGACGGGTTTAATAATGTCTGTAAGAAAAATAGGTGAGTGGACTAAGGTGACTAAACAAGTAGCCGAACTAAATTCGGTGTTTAAAACCTATGCTCATGATACCCTTAAAGATTGGGCGATATTTGCTAAAGCCCGGTTGCAGACTATGATTATTCATGGGTGGGATTGGGCAGATTTAGCACCTTACACTAAGCGTAGAAAACAAAAGTTGGGCTACGAGGTTGAGCCTTACATGGAAACTGGTACGTTCTTGAAGAACATTTATTACGCGGTGAATAAAAATAGATATTCGGCATTTGCAGGCGTGTCTAAAGATGCTTCAGCGATGTCGGGGCACAGTAGGTCAATACCTGTTGCAGATGTTGCACCTATACTTGAATTTGGCTCCGAAAGTTTAGGAATACCTGCTAGACCATTATTTACCCCGGCAGGTGAGCAGTCAATACACTACATGCTTGCCATCAAGCACTCTCAAATAATCAAAGCCCGGCTGAAAAGTTTATGACAGTAGCTAACGTAAATAATGGCATTTTTGAAGTAATCAGGAAACAACTTGTCTTAGATGACAAGTGTCCTGATATTCAGCTTTTCAGGGGTGGCGGTATAAGTAGCTATACTGTGGATTCAGGCGGTGTGTCTTACGAAGTTGGGGACATACTTACTGTAACTGGTGGCGTTAATCCGGCTAGACTACTCATTACCACTGTAAACGTATCAGGTGTAGTTACCGGATTCACTATTAGTGATGTGGGTACTGGTTATACTGTTCAGAATGAAGTATCATGCACCGGTGGTAGCGGCTCAGGATTTTACCTGAACATACTGACAGTCTATACCGATGTACAAGCTCTTACAGCTTACAATGAGGCACTTGCAGCCATCAACAACCCTATAGTTATTAAGAGCACCTCAATACCTGAGAATAAGGGTAGAAAGGAAATATCAAGCATAGCAGTTATTCATCGCGGTATATCTAAAGGCTCAGTACATGGTAAATATACTTATAGGTTTGTCAGCAGTACACCAACGCCTGATGAAACTACTGTTTATCAGAAATTTGAGAATGCTGCATCTGTTAACTTGGAGTATGAAGTAAGAACTGTATGCCAGAGCCCTGCTGATGATAGCTACCTCAATCAACTTATTCTTGATTTACTGTACGGTTTCAAATACTTAGATGCTGTTGACGATAATGGTGATTCGGTGTCAGATAAGTTTTTGATAGAAGAGAGAGGTACAAGCGATGTTTCAGCGTTCAGTATAACTGAACGTATTTATAAATTTATGGTAGTAGATGCAAGAGTAATACCTGACAGGCTTGTCGGAGATGTACCTGCAATACTATCTATTGACCACCCTGTAACGTTTATTTAATATGAATAGCGAGGACATAAAAATTGCAATAGATGCTGACATCACAACCAACGGTAGTGGTGGCATTACTGGTAGTATTCTGAACGGCATACTTACGGATATGTTGGATATGGATATTAGGACTACCGGTACGATAACAGATGGTCCCAACTCACCTAATGAGGGAGCATTGTCTGCTGACTTTGTAAACAGGGGTCTATATGATGGTAGCGAGGTTCAGGTAATGGACTTCGCTAATAGGGTCTTATTAGACGGTTTAGGTAATACTTCCATAGACTTTCAGAGTGGTTATCTGTACAATAGTGCAGGTACTAACGTTCTTAGTTATCAAGACCAAGTTGCTTATAGTACGGGAGTGACACCTGCCTATGATTGGGGCAATGGTCATTTATTTGATGATGCCGGTGTTTTGGTGTTTGATTTACCAAATAGGCAGGTTTCAGACAGTTCGGAATTTATTGTTGCTGATTTCCAAACAGGTGTACTTAATTCGTCAGGTGATGGTACTTCCGTTGATTTCTATAATAGGATATTATATTCTTCATTTTTTGGGGTACACGCTTCTTTAGACTATGGGGAACGTGTTGTCCTTAATGTGAGTGGTGATAGCATATTTAGTTGGGCAACTGCATATCCTACGTTCTATTCGAATGTAGGCACTACCGATAGACCCGCTGCATCACATTCTTTGCCTGCATCAATGGTTGGTGGTACTGGTTACGTGATGGGTGCGCCTGTAGGATATTTCAAATTCCACGATTCTGGTGGTGTGGCTAGATATGTTCCATTTTATTAGCGATAGAAACGAATTATTGCTATATTTGTGGAATAAATAACTTTTTATGCTGAAAACTAAAGAAGAAGTAGTATCTGCACTCCAAAATGCTAAAACTTCGGGAGGTTACGCACATACCATAACCGAAGTGCAGTGCGATTTAGAGGGTACACCTACTAGAATTGCCGGTACGATAACTATTCCGGCAACTACTGGTCTACAGGCTAGACCTTCCGAAATAATTAATATTCTTTGGTCATTGAAGGGTATTGCGGAAGGTGCAAACAGAAAACTCGATTTAATAACCGTATAAAATTTGATAATAAATGGACTATAAAGGTTCTGCTCGGACAGAAATTACGCTCATTGATTACAGCAAAATCCTCAACACTTCGTCACAAGGGTTGGTTGCGATGCTTGTAAATACTGCTTGGGGACCGGTAGGTGTGCCTACTTTAATCAGTTCGCCACAGGAGTTTCAGGCAACTTTTGGTAGTCAGTTTTTCAGTGACTCTACATTCCTAGCCAACGACTTCTTCCAAAGAGGTGGCGTTGGTAAAGTCGTTAGATGCGTCAAGTACGTTGACCCTAACCAACCTAGCACATTCACAGGTGCTAAGGCTACTGTAACCAACACACAGTCTTCCGTATCTGCTGTAGGTGCTACTGCTACCGCTACGTTGTATTCTCGTTCTGCTACAACAGACGGGACTATTACTTTGGTAGTACACCGCCCCGGACAAGCGGACATTGTGATTCTTGATAGTTTCACTGTAACCCATACAGATAGTTTGAGTACTAACGTGACAGCACTAGTTGCTGCACTTAATGCTTTATCTAATGGCTGGACTGGTACTGCATCAGGTAGTTCATTCACGGTTACTGCCCCAAGTTCTTTAGGGGCTGCTGCGAATGCTTATACACTTGAAGCACTTGTAGGTAACTGCGTGGTTAATCCTAACGTAAGAGCATTCTCAGGTGGTGTAAACGCTACCGTGAATACCGCGAGTGGTGTATTTACCGCTAAGTACATCGGTGCATTAGGTAACAGTATGACAGTTGCCATCTCATTAGCAGCATCTAAAAAGTACAACTGCTACGATATTACAGTATCACTTCCGGGATTCCCTAGTGAGATATTCGCAGACGTTCCGGCAAGTGGTTCAGACAGAACTACCGCAATCAATAAGATACTGGCTAATAGTCAGTTTTTGGGTGCTATCACGCTCACGTCTAGCTACGTGTTCGTTCCGGGTACAACACTAACTCTAAGCAGTGGTGCTGATTCTAACGCGATGTCTGCTTCTGATTACGTAGGTGGTTCACTTGCTGCAACTAACATGTATGCCCTTGATGCTGACTTGGATTGTAACAAGATTTGGGTTCCAAATATCATTGACCCTACAATGGATATTGCGCTTGCAAACTATTGTGATAGTCGTCAAGATATGGGCTTTATTGTCGGTACTCCGGTAGGTGCGACTATTCAAACAGTGGAAGATTACCGCAACGGTACAGGCTCTTATAGCCATTCTCCTGTTAATAGCTACAGAGGATTCATGTCAATGAGTGGTTTACAATTGCTCAATAGTCAGACGAATACTTGGGGTAACTATAGTGAAACATCTGCGGTTGCTGCTGCAATGTCTAAAAGGGACAATAACTACTACCCTTGGTACTCATTCGCAGGTTACACGAGAGGTCTTATTGACAACGCAAAAGACCTGATTGTTGACATTTCAACACCTTCGAGAGCATCTTGGGCACTCAGAGCCGATAATGCAGGTGTTAACTGGATTAAGAAAGACACCGACAAGAATCTCGTTATCTTTAACAACCGTAGTTTATATCGCGACCAAACATCGTTGCTGTCTGAAGCAGGTGTAGCTGAGTTCCTTATTTGGTTGTATCGCTATATTTTTGCAATGACTCCTAAGTTCTATTTCGAGCCTAACGACCCAATCACTTGGAAAAATGTCGTTAACGTACTTGAAGCAGGCTTGAAGTACGCGAAAGACAACAGGGCATTAGGTGACTATATTATTGTTGGCGACCAAGACGTTGTAAATGCTTCACAGGCTAGTCTGAATACCTCACAGACTATCTCAGCAGGTGCTTACAAAGTAGCTATTCAGGTTTCACCTACTGTTCAGTTGAAATACATCAACATAGAATTGGGTGTAACTAATTCCGGTATCTCATTCAAAGTTGTTTAACCACTAAATACTATACACAGACATGGCTAATGTAAACAACACCCGTAAAAAGTTCGGGTTCTCCATAGAGATTGATGGCTTCAATCAGTTCGTTTGTCAGAAGGTTACAAGACCTGAAGTGACTATCGACCAAGTGACTCACGCAGATACCAACTACGATATAAAGACTCCGGGTAGGTACAAAGTGTCAGACATGGTTCTCGAAAATATATCATCTACCGTAGGTACTGATTTATGGGCAGAACAATGGCTTCTAAGTGCTCAAAACCCTGTAACTGGTGGCGGTCTTAATGCTTTAGACGTTAAGAAGACTATCAGGATTCATGAACTTGATAATACCGGTACTGTAGTTCTTCGCACAGATACCTACATTGGCTGTTGGGTATGTGGGGTTGACCCCGGTGAACTCGACAGGGCTGCATCTGAAAACATTGCTCGCAAAGTGACTATCGCGGTGGATTTGGTTCAACCTAAATAACATTTAAAAATACTGTACGATAGGTAGGGGTAATCTTCGTGCATGGTGTTCAAGTGGCGGTTTCGTAAGGAATCGCCATTTTTATTTGTATATTTGTGTACTAAAAATTAATTACATGAACACGTTTCAAGGAACAACCCCATCCGGCGTATCTTTCACAGCGAGAGGTATTAACGGTAAAGTACAAGGCTTAGTGTCGGATATGACTGATACTATAGGCGGCATGAACAAGGTATTTGCTTACCTACTTTTGTCTTACGGCAATATTCAGGTGAGTGAAACTAAAGAGTCATTGGAATTTGTAAAGCAGATTCCGGTAGTTGACAAAAGATACATACTTGGTGCTATTAAAGTACACTCCGAGGAAATGCCTGAGCAGATTTCTTATTTCTTCCGATATGAGTCCATTGCGGAAGGGACTAAAGGCACTGAACTAAGCAAGGAGATTTTAGTGGACGTGAATGGTAAGTTCTTCGATTCTGTAGCACCTAAATTACTGGAAGCTGACAAACTCGAAGGTCTTGATTTGTTGAAGCCTGCTGACTATGATAAAGCTGCCACTAGTTTGAGCCAGTATAATGCCGATACCTCAAACTTATCGGAGCCGTGCTTCTACAAATTGGGTGATACAGAGTTCAGGTTTGTTCGCATGAACGGTCAATCAGAAGCTATTTTACTATCAAGTGATAAGAGGAATACAAACACCTTACTCATGTGCCGTAAACTGGCTTGGAAACGTCCGCAAGACGTGACCTTTGTAGCAGTTCAAATGCACGATTTGGAAGAAATGTCTGCCAAGAATTTAGACCGTCTAAGGGCAACTATCCGTCTTGCAGAAGGTGATGCGAATACTACTATCAGGTTTGAACACCCGGAGGCTATTTTGTTACCACCTGCGGAAAGAAAAGTAGTTGTGGACTTGACAACTGACTTATCTTTTTTCTTCCCGGCTGGCAGGATTTAGACCGACTTTATTACATATTCTGTCAGAATGATTTGAATTTTACCTACACTGAATTTATGGAACTTACCCCTAAGCAGTACGGTAAATACTTAGAGTGGATAACAAAAGATATTGAAGAGTACAACAAGCAGTTTAAAAAGAAATAAGTAGATAATGGGTGTACAAGTTGGGTCATACGATGAAGGGTTCGGTTTACAATTTTACCTTGTAGACGACTTTTCTGCTACGTCTAAACAGATACAGTCGCAGATGGCTAAACTTGCATCCGCTTCTACTTCTTTGGAAACTGCTTCAACTGATTCCGTTCGTAGGTGGGTTGAAAATGGACGTTACATGATGTCTATGAAAAACCCTGCCTATGACGGCATGACTGATGCTAGGCGGTACATATCAATGATTGACGTTGAGCGTGAAGCACAGATGGCTTCCGCTGCTGAATTTGAAGCCGCCAGTATTCGTAAACTGCAAATAGCTCAATTAGAGACTGAACAACAGATAGAATTAGCCGGGCTTCGAGAAAAGGCTTACGTAGAAGAGATGTCTACTAAGATGGAAATTGATGCAGCAATGGCTGAATTGAATAAGATAAACGCTCAAAACTATCTTACTCAATTTAAAGCCCAAATGGAACTCAATAAAGCTATTGATGCTAGTGCAGAGGCAATGCGTGAAGCTAAGGTGGCTATGGAGGCGTGGGAAGCAGAAATGACTAGAAACGCTGTTGTGGGTGTCAATATGCTTGTTGCATCTGTTGTAGGCTTAGGACTCGCTCTGAAAGGTGCTCAGATTGAAATGCGATTTGAAAAGGCTAAATTAACGTTGGACGGTTTCTTAGGCTCGGCTGCGAAAGCAGAAGAAGCCTTTGCTTTTTTGCGTAAGGCATCTACCGATAACCCTATGATGGGTTTTGAGAATGAACTAAAAGCTGCGGACTTGATGTTGTCACAAGGTATTGGTGCTGATGTAGCTTTACCCTTGACTAAAAATGTGTCAGACTTCCTTACTGTTGTAGGTAGAGGTCCGGCAGAATTGAATAGATTCAGTAGGGAGTTGGAGAAAATTGCTGCGAACGGTAAGATTACATCTAGGGAGTTGTATCAAGCTGCCGCAGCCGGTATTCCGCTACGTAAGTTGTTAGAAGACTCAATGGGTCAGAAATTACCTGAAAGTCTTAAAGAACTTAAAATAGGCATCGGAGATATATCCAAGGCTTTCGAGAAAGCAATGTCTCCGGGTACTAGGTATAGTCGTACATTGGATAAGATACGCACCTCAACAGCGTTTACTTGGGCAGCTATCACGCAGATGGATTTACCTAGTTTATTTGCTGAAATAGGTAATTCAATAGGACCGGTTGTTACAGCTTTCCTCAATCTAGTTAGCGTTGGTATAAAAGTGATAAAAGTGTTTTCAGCCACTACTTTCGGTCATGTATTTTGGAGTGTTGTAACAATGCTTTCTGCTTTGGCAGGGGCTATTGCCGTTAACCTATTGGGTGCTAAAATGCTCGCCAAAGGTTTCGGACTTATAGGCTCACACGTGGGTGCTGCTTTGGTTAGAATAGTCAAACTCGAAGGTGGTATTGCAGGGTTGGCTACCAACTTTGCCAGTTTAGGTACTGCGTTGGTTAGTAGTTCAATGTTCAAGTGGTTCCTACTCATAGCACAAGTGGCTACTTTGGCAGGTAAGGCTATTCAGCACTTTAAGTCTGTGATGGCAGGTAACGAACAGCAGCAACAAGGATTTACTGGTTGGTTACAACATTTGGGTGGTATGCTGATGTTTGTGTCAGAGGCTTTCGCTAATTACAATAGAGAGACTCACAGTGCCAAAATATCTACTGAATTATGGGATGCTTTAGGTAAAATAGGTTCACAACAGAGTGCTAAAAACCTATTCACATATGTTGAAGCAGTTATGGACCTCGTTGAGGGTTTTACCTATGTTTTCACTGCGATAGCACACACTTTTCAAGGTCTTGGTTCAATGGTTAGTTGGGCGATTGAAAAGATGGGTGTTTTTGGTAGAATAATTAGCCCACTCTTTGATGCAGCTTGGTTGTGGAAGACCGTTGGATTCCTAGCTGCTACGGCTACTTTGTATTGGGCAAGGTCACTGGCACTAGTAGCATTGAGGTTGCTTGTTACCGAGAATCTGTTGGTTACGGGTGTGGTTAAACTATTTAACTGGATTGCTTTCTCACTAACTGCTGTGGGTGTAAATAGTTTACTTGCAGCATCTATAGCCGGACTCACTCTAGGACTTGGTGCTCTTGCGTTGGGTTGTATATTCACAGCGAGTACTTCTAACGATGCTGCTGATTCCTATGATAATTTAGGTGACTCCATTGACAAGACTACTGGCAAGATTAAGCGGCAGATGAACGCTCTCAGTGATGCTGATTTGGCTCTCAATAGTTATAGGCAAACTTTGGACGATGCAGTTAAGCAGGCACAGATTAGCTCACTATCTGAAATACAGATGGAGAATGGTCAATGGTTTAAGTCTATACGAACTACCCTCAGCAATCCGTCTAACTTAACGTCTTCCGATATTGCACCTAAGAATGAAGCTCAACGCAAGATATACGAAGAGTATATGCGCAATTACAAGGAGAAAACAGGTAATGACCTCAATAGGGCACTTACAGGTGAAACTTCTTCATCTTCTGGGCAGCAGACAATTGTAGTAGAAGCTAACTTAGTGGTAGATGGTAAAGTAATGGCTAAACAACTCATGCCTGCAATTAATAAGTTGTCGGCTAGAGATAAAATCATGACCCCATAATGGATATAAAAAACACAGGACTCAATACAACTGGTAGTAAAATCTATTTACTACGGTTTGATACTAACGAACGCATGGAGATTCAGTTCATGCCGAGCATAACAGAAAGTCGGAATGGAAACATCTCCGACTATGCTATTATAGGTAGGAACGACCCAAAGTACCAATTCATCAATGGTAAAGACACCATAAGGCTTGACCTAGACTTCTACGCGGAGGACGACAAATGCGAAACAGTTTATGCAAGGGTTGGTTGGCTTAAATCACTGATAGCTTCTAATGGTGTGAACGGTGTTGCACCTAGAGTTGGACTATTTGTAGGCAACATGTTTAAAAATGACAAGTACATAGTTGAATCGGTTGATGCTGATTATTCTAACCACTCTAAGCCGAATAACTTCATGCCCCGTCAGGCAAATGTTAGTATTACATTATCAGGCGACCCTTCATATAACAGAAGCCATAAAGCACTTCAACGTAAATATGTCAAAGGTCGCCCTGATGGTTCAAGTCCGGTTAATCTTGGCATAGGTAGTTCAGAACGACCTAGAAGTGCAACCAATTTGATTAGTACACAACCACCTGTTATTGGCGACCCAAGGCAGGCGGTTAATTACATAACTAATACTCCACCAATAACCGGTACACGTACCGTTGAGATATACAACCCTAATCCTAATAGTTTCAGGGCAATTATGCTCCGAATGGTGAGTAGATTCAGGTTTGATGCACTAGCAGCAATGTTAGCCAAATCTAATACTGATGCAACCAATATAAGTAACGCAATAAGATATATACCTGTTGGATAATGGCTACAAATACAGTAACAGTCAACGGTGTTGACCAATATAGTTTATACGCAAATGGTTATGTTATTACTGATGCAAACGGTAATAACATTTTGCTTAGAAATAGGCTTCAATACCCTGTTGCCGATACTGATAAGTATGTGTTAATCCGTTCAGGTGAAACACTACCTGCATTCGCTTACCGGGTATATAAAGATGCTATTGGGGCTGATGCTGCTCAAAGGTCTTGGCATGTGCTTGCCGAGGCTAATAGCATTTTTGACCCATTTGACCTCAGCAACTATTACCAAACTTACCTAAGAGTACCGAAATTGCAGTAGTATGAAAAGACCGATAAAAAGTATAGTTATAGGGTTCGGTAAAGATGCTATTGACATAAGCAATTATGTTAGTGCTTTCGAGTACACTAGAAGCATAAAAAAAGCTGACAACTTAGAGATAACTATAGAAGGTGGTGATGCTGAGTGGGTTATGGAGCACAAGTTTATGCGTTCAGGTATGCCTATTACATTCCAGTACGGTTTTGCTGAAACTGGTATGTGTGAACCTATCGTGCTCAACATTGGTATCATAGAGCCTGAATACGAACCCACTTTCTCTGCGGTAATCAGTTCCGCAGACCCTACAGTGGCTATGAATAAGGTCTATTCAAACATAACATGGAAAAACAAGACAATTCCACAGATAGTTAAAACTATCGCGGAAATGCACCAAATAAACTGCATGATTCAGGTTGAGAATAAAATCAACAAGTCATTGGCAGATAATGTAGCTAAAGACTACGTACAGTCAGGGAGTGGTTACTATAGTGGGCTTATGTCTGCTTATGAGACTAACAGAAAGACTGTAGAATTAAACAAGAATGCCGTAGGTACTGAAAAACAACCAGTATTCCAGTCTGCACCTATACCGATAACCTTCAACATATTCCAGTCGATACCCCAAGCCGGATTGAGCAATAAGTCATTTTTAGATAGACTTTGTAGACTTACTCCCGGCTTTATTACTTACTACAATAAGGGTACGCTTGTTTATGCTCGCAAACAAACCAATGGTGAATCTGTAGGTACAGTTAGTCGCGGAGATGACACCCTCAAAAAGCTATCGTTTGAGTACACAGACTTAAAAAGTTTACCGCAAGAGATTAAAGTAGATGAAACCAAAATAGTCAATAAAGACCTGCTTTATCAGTCTACTGTTGCATTGGGTGATTACACATTTACGCAAATAGCCGGGTCTGTATGGCGAATTAATCCCAATAATACTGCTACACCTGTTAGGAGTGATTCGGATATTCAAGTAGCTATTGACCAGTTGCCCAAGAATACAACGGCTTTATCTCTCAATCTGCCAGTTCCCGACCCAAAAATAACGGTCAATGATATTCAGAACCTACTAATCAATGGAACCACTCTCTACCGGGCATCTGACCAGTTAGAGAGTGAAATAGTTGCTACGGCTTTGAGTATTCTGTCTGATTCATCGTTAGATGTACTGACACTCACAGTCGAAGAAGAGGGTAATCTTAAACGGGATATAAATACCGTTATAACTATTAAGAACGTAGCATCTAGGTACACAGGCAATTATCTCATATATGAAGTGGTTGATACGTTCAACGATGCAGGTTTTTTCACTACAATAACGGGGTATAAAGATGCCGGTGTTGAAGGTGAGAAGAAAACTGAATCTGCTAATAACAGTCAGCCGAACGATACCGGTGGTTATGAAGTATTCAGGTTTCCCCTCCATGTGGAAGGTCACACGCCTATTCAGGCACAGAATCAAAGTCAGGTACAGAACGACAATAATTTAGAACAAACACCGGCTCCTAAGCAGGGTGTAGAAATTGGAACAAATGGACTTATTGGGAATTAGACATCACGGAAAGGTTACGGATAATAAAGACCCGGATAAGCGTGGCAGAGTTAAAGTACGTGTGCCATTGCTATTTCCCACCGAGCATGACCACTGGTGTGTTTATTCAAACGTACAAGCATTGAGTGGTGGAGGTGTATTCTTCATACCGAAAGAGGGTGACGATGTTTGGGTGTGGTTCGAAAACAATGACCCTAGATTTCCTGTTTGGGAGCATAAGTATGTGGGTGGTGATAGAGGTCTATCAGTTGATTTGTCATCTATTTACGGAGATTCAGGCGCACCGGATAAGGGTCTTATTCTATATGGTGATAGTAAGATAATAGTGAGTAATGACTCTTTGGAGCTTGACTACAAAGACACCAAGGTTACTATAAAAGATAATTTAGTGCAGATTGCCGGGACTACTGAACCTGCCGTTTTAGGTAATCAAATAGTTGATGTACTTACTAAATTCATTCAGTATGCTGCCACAAATACTTACGCGGAGTTAGGAGCACCCGGTTCCAATAGTGTACAGATTGGGCAATTAGTCTCCGACTTAAATAAGATTTTATCCAATAAGGTTACAATCGGCTAAATTTGAGTAAATTTGCGATATGCTGTCGCAACTAATAAAATTACCTATAACAGTGGTCAACGGAAAGTTAGCCACTGTTTCCGGCATTGATGCTGTTCAGCAAAGAATACTTACACTGCTTACTACACCGACAGGTACAAGGTTTTTCAATTACGAATATGGTTGTGATTTGGATAAACTATTGTTTGACCCTGCCGATGAAGTAACAGCTTTTTTGATTAAAACTAAAGTCATAGATGCAATCAACAAGTTTGAACCAAGTGTCACGCTTGACGATGTAACTATGTTCATCGTTATGAACACCATTGTTGCAATAATTACCTATGAGTACAATGGTATCGTTGACCAAATAGGTGTACCTTTTCAACTACAGTCCTAATAATGAGCTACTTAGATAGAACAAGAGCGCAAATACGTGCTACATTGATTGAGCAGTTACGCACTGCTAATCCTAATGGAACTGATTTGTCTGATTCAAATGAGTACATGCACATTATTGATACCTATGCAGGTATCGCGGAGTTGGAGAGTTACTACATCGACAATATGGCTGATGAAACCCATCTAGTCACATTACAAACTTACAGACGAGCAATACAAGAAGCATACGCGGCAGACTATAAAGTAATCGGGACACTACCTTACAAAGTAGATGTCCGATTTATGGTTAATACTACGGCTGCAACGAATCTAACCATACCTGCCGGAACTATAATAGCATCAGGCAGTATTCAATACATCACTGAGGCAGATATAGTAATCGAAACAGGTACAACATTTGCAATAGGGCAGGCATTTCAGTACGTCAACGTTACTGATGCTGCTATCGGCACATCAGCCGGAATAGCGAATCAAACCATTATTTTCAACAACAAAATAGTACATAACAGTCTTGTTTTGCTTGTTGATGGTGTTGCGTGGAACTCAGTAGATACGCTTGCTTTCAGTGCTATAGATGCTACTGATTTCGTACAAACAGTAAGTACATCGGGTGCTTGTCTAGTGTACACAGGTGATGCCACTACCGCCGGAGCAATACCTGCATACGGTTCAGTCCTTACGGCTAACTACCGACAAACTCTAGGTCTTGCAGGATTTGTAGATGCCGACCAATTAACGACAATAATTAACCCACCTACTCTAGTAGGTTATACGCTCACCGTAACAAATGATTTACCGTCTTATGGCGGTTCAGAAGTGGAATCGCTTGAACTAATCAAGCGACATATCATGTATCAGAACCGCACTAAGATGCGTGCAGTCACTCCTTCCGACTATGACAGAATTGCTGAAATGGTTCCCGGAGTACTCAAAGCCAAATCAATATACAATTGCGATTTAAGGCTTTCATCAATTTACGTAATCCCTACTGACGGTGGTGCAGTAGTGGATTCTGCGTTATTGAGCGATGTGGAAGATTTCATGGCTGACAAAGTAATAGTCGGAAGGAGAGTATCTGCTAAACCTGCCGGTATAAATCAGGTGATACTTAACATATCTGTTAACCTTAAACCCGGACACTCAAATACTACGGTGACTAACACACTCATGGCAATGTTGCTTGATATGTTCACACCTCAACACAATAGTATTTTCGGTTCTTTTCACTTATCAGACATCTATCAGGCTATTGAGAATACTGTCGGAGTTGATTACAGCAATGTGAATGACTTTCATGTACTACCTTATCCTAGAAAGTCCGATACCACAACACCTTACGTTGTATGGACTGTAATTAGTACGAATAGTCCTTCAAACGTAAGTTGGACTATATTATTCAGTAGCAGTACAGCTTACAGTGTGTACAGACAAGGTGTCTTACAAGGAACTTCTACAGTAGGTGGAGTATTTTCTCACCCTGAAATAAGTTTCAGCATTACCGGACACACGGGTGGTTCATTCAATAACAACGATACCTACACATTTGTCAACTACCCTAAAGGTCAAAGCACCTACACACTGGTAGAGCCGAATACCTTCAACCTACTTTCAGGTAACTTAACCTTAACAGTGAAAGGAGGTATATAATGCTGTTTGAGAAAAAGATATTCGAAGAATTTTTCACGTTGTTCGAACGAGAAAACGATGGTTATAGAGATGCTACCACCGATACTGGATTCATGGAACGACTTGTAGATGTACTTGAAGCCTACCAAACAGACGAAATATACGAAAAGACAAAAGGGATTTACGACAACGTTAAGTACTTCGAAACATGCTTACTCAAATTCATTCCTTACATCGAACAGTATCGTGGATTTGACGAGTTCATCAACTCCTTCACTACCACACCGACAGAACTTCTAAGAAAGAGGTTATGTCGGTATTATAATTTGGTGGCTGACAGACGTGGAACCAGTGTAGGGTATCTGACTATGTTTAAATGGTTAGGTATTGATTGTGAGTTAGACATCACTTATCCTGATGGTGGTAGATTTGATGATGGGGGAACATTTGACGATGGTGGTACTTTTGACGATAACTGCCCCGGTTGTATGCCGTATTCAATATACCTTACCGGTACAATATCTCACTCAGATATTATCTCGTTATATCGACCTATAATAGTCAAAATAATTCAGTACAATCAGCCTGACGATATGAAATTGGCAGGTCTTTATTACAATACAGCATCGCTGCTAGGTGATTTTAGCAGTGATTTTAGTTACGATTTTTTAATATAACACTATGTCAGAAGCAAGGCTTTTAAATTATCAGGAGTTCAGAAAGAGTGACTTACTCAATAGACTTAATTCCGGCATTATACCTTCGGGAGTATATGCCGGTTTTGACTTTGATTCCAGTTCAACCGGAACTACGCTCACACTGGAACACGTTACATCAGGATTTTACGATGTAGTGATGGACACGGGTGGTAGTCCGGTAGAAGTAGGACCGTTTGGGCTTATAGTAACTCCACAGGGAGTTAAAATCCGTTATGCCAATAACTTGGATTTAGAAGTTATCCCTAACGGCTCTGCTTCACCTAGAATTGATAGGATTGTATGTCAACACGTTAATACTCCTATTTCGGGTGGTGCTGATTCAGGGTTTATTATTATTACAGGCACTCCGACATCAACACCAGTACCGCCTGATGTAATGTTCGTAACAGATACTACGGTAGGATTTCTGTATGTAGATGGTAATGCTACAGGTATCGAGGATATGACCTACAGAAAGGCACATATCCCTAATTTTGGTAACGATACTACCGTACTACATTCTGATGAAGATGCTCACATTACTGCCAGTTACACCGCCGACCATATACTTAGTTCAGCAGCACCACTCAGCCTAATTTCTTTAGGTGGTGGTGTTTATAAGTTAAAGTCAACGGTTATAAGTAACTACTATTACGTTGCCAACGTAGACACTACACCTAGAAAGATAAGTCAGATTGATATTCCTGTATCAAATGGAATGTCACCTGTTCGTATCTACACAATGCAGCCACTTATTTTCCAAATAGGTGGTAATATTGACCTACACGATGGAGCATCTACACAACTTTTGAGGGTAGGTGAATTTATTGAGTTCGTGAATGTTAAAGGCTACTTGGGACATTCAGTACCGTCTTACGTAATGTGTCGTTCAGGTAGTTTAGGTAATACTGGATTAGCTAAGATGTTCACAGCATTTTCAGAGGCTAAGGATGCAGCAACAATAGATACCGGGGCAGTGTCTTTACCTTTTGCTAATTACTGCACTTTAAGTATAGATTTCACGACTGTACAAGCAGCTTCAGGTGGTATCAGGAGTATATCTTCACATGACTATCTATGGAATGGGGTCGATTCGCCTACTAAGGGTGGAACTAGGATATTCCTAGAACTCAACAATAGTGGTGTAGGAGCCAACTTGAATGTTTACAGCAACTATGGTGGCAGCATTACTTCAGGAACCAAACCCTTACAATTTGCTGATGGTGTTGATTATACTGTACGTGATGGTGCTGTACTTGTTCTGCTCGAAACAGAGACAGTCTATAAAGTCCTTGAAGTTATAGACTCTACCACAGCCAATTACGCTCTGTATAAGGCTGTTACAGGAACCAACACTATAATGACCAACTCTGAACACAAGTTCACCAAAGTACAAGCCTACGGTATTGCTAATTTGGGTACTGTTGACATATCGTCAGGCATACTGTTATTACCTGATACCGGTAATACATTTATGCTCAATGTCGCACCTAACGGTACGATAGATAACATAAAACTGGTAAGAGGTACAGGTTCTCCGGTTACATACCCTACCGGTACAGAGATAACTCTTATAATCAGTCAGAGTAGTTTCTCGACCCTCACTGACACTTGTAGCAGATTCAGTCTTGTATCAGGTTATATTGATGCCGCTGTAAATGATAGCATCTCCGCTTTCCCATATACTTCATCTGTTGCGGATTATTTGAGTATTATCAGTAAGGTCTACGGAGACAATACCTATACGGTATTCAAGATGATTAAAACTTCAACCACGTGGTTTATTACTGAAGTCAATTATGATTACGGCTCACTATTCAGACTTACTACAGCCGAGGTTAATTTGGATACGGTCACTACCAATACCACCTTCTCTAGTTGGACTACTGTCACAGTATTCGGCTCACATTGGGCAGCAGGGTCAACTTCATTGAGATACAGGTCAGTGGGCACTACAAATAAAGTAGTGTACATCGAGGGTAATTTCGCTAGAACATCAGGTATTGGTGGTACTGCAATATTTACGCTACCGGTTGGACTTAGACCTGCTAGGTCAATTTACACCCCCATAACGTACATAGAATCGGGTACATATTACACCGCTTATGTACGTGTAGACTCCGATGGTACAGTCAATTATGCAGGTGACGTAGCTACCTCACACGACTACTGGATGAACATATCATTCGGCATATAGAAACGGTTAATACCTCTATTTGAAATAAACCACAGCACTGTATAGTCTGTGGTTTATTTTTGTTGCATGAAGCTAACACAAGAAAGAATAGATGAACTGTCGGATTTACTCCCTAGCATAATTAGCAATTTGCCTGAAATAGCTACTTGGAGTTTCTTCAGAGATGCTGCCGACATCGAGTATAAGCACGCAAAACAGACAATCAAACTACCTACCCCTGATAATATCAACTATTTACGTTGGGGTTATACAGGAGAGGCTCCGGCAAGTACAGCCAAAATGATGCTCACTTGGGTTGCAGACGAAACTGGTAAGATTGTTCTGAGTGAGGAAGAGGTAGAGATGTTGTATCTCACTTTTTATGCCTGCGTATTGTCTAAGTGCCCGGAGGGTGACTTTGATATGATGTTCAAACTCCGCGAATTTTACGAAGATGTGTTTGAAGCCAAACCGGAAACAACTGACTTCAAAAATTACTGTTTGGATTTCTTCGATTTCGGTCAAGACCCCAATACAATGGTTGTGGTCGATAAGACTGTCATCGAATCAAAGCCTACCGGAATATTCCCTGCATTCGAAAAGATAAACAACCGTCCTTACGATGGTAGCATTGATGATACTTACCTAGAGCCTACTAAGAATGGTGGCTTTGTACGCAAACTCAAAAAAGAGAGGTTTGATGCTTTGCCTGATAGCATGAAGCAGAAATACAACGACTTCTACAGAGATTTTGAAAAACTAAATAATCCGCAATAATGGATTTACAATTTCAGGAATTAATACTGAAATACTTTATCCATTATCATGACGACAGTGACTTACTAAGACTTAGCGATTCTGCTATATTCGAGAATCCTATTTTTTCGACTATCCATGAACTGTTGGTAAAGTATCGCAGAAAGTATGGGCAGCAGCCTACCAAGGCTGAAATGCTTCAATATCTGCAACGTATTTTATCAAAACAGCGACAGGTAATTGCGCAAGACACTATATCGGAACTGACTATTACGATAAAGACTTTGTACATGCCCTTTGAGAAACCTTCTAACTTTGTGAAGGACACTATCAAGGAGTATGTACTTAAAGTGGCGTTTAAGAAGCGGTACATTGAACGTGCCAAGCAACTGAACGAAGCCTCTGATGAAGATTTCACTAAATGGTTTTTGGCTGACCAAGAACTCATGAGTGCTGTAAATGATTCAGGATATATGCACAGCCGCACCGGTCCGATGTTAGCATCTAACGATGTTGGTTATTCAAGCAAAGTAGTTACCGGGTATGAGACCAATATTCAGGGGCTTAATGCTCAACTTAATAAGAGGGGTTATCTGTCACCTGAATTAGTTGGATTGTGTGGAGCACCTAAAGACTTCAAGACCGGTATTCTACTCCATATTTGCGTAGGGTACATAAAGCGCGGAATTGATGTGTTTATTGCTGATGCTGAAAACGGTGAAGGTGAACTTCGTGATAGGATTAAGCAGATGCTATTGGGTTGTTACTTCCATCAAATCGGTGCTAATTCAGCCTTGCTGAGTAAAATATACGAATCCATCAGACAGTTCAATTCTAGCCCATACCTGAATCATTCACAGACTGGTAAAGGTGCAGGCGATATTGTTGTTCGAATGTTTGAAGGTAGGAAATCGACCCTCGCAGATGTTGATGCAGAATTGGCACTCACAATGAAGACACACCCCGAATTTGCTCCAAAGGTAATCCTGTATGATTACCTTCAATTGTTTGAATCAGTTAATCCTAAGAATCGTGGAAACTTCATCGAGAAAAACAAAGATGTTTATCATCACGCTATTGCACTTAATAGGAAGTATGGGACATTTGCATTCACCCCGATACCTGTTGCCAAAGAAGCAGTAGAAGCCAAAGTAGTGAACATTAAATCAGCGTTTGCCAATGACTTTAGTCAGGCATTCAACTGCCATTCTAGTTGGATATTATGCCGTACTGCCGAAGAGAAACGTGATAAAACTGGCAGAATAGTTTCGGCTTTCCAACGCTCAGGTAAGGCTTACGATACTACTGCCGCCACTACTATCTGCTTGAACATTGATGCTGATAGGCACATAATAAAAGAACTTGAACCTGATGCGTATTTAGAGTCATTTGATGCTATGTACGCTAACGACAGTAAAAAGCACAAATACGACCTTAACTCCAAGAAAAAATTACGAGACGAATAATCATTAAAACTAAATTATATGAGTCAATTATCGACATTTCTGCACCAATGGGGTGCATGTGTTTACTTAGCCGGAATGTTAGTTTCGTTAGGTATTCCTTTTTTGTACATGAGTATTACCTCTGACGATAATGAATATGCTTATTCGGACAAATCTACCCCTATATTATTTGACAGAGACGTGCTGTTACTCCTTATTCTAACAATGATGAGTTGGGTAGGTGTGTTAGTTCAGATAGTAGCAATATTATTGAATAGGCAGTATCAAAGAAAAAACAACGGAAAGTGATTTCACCTAAACGCATATATAGTTATTTTGCGGATAGGTATGACCTAAGCAATCCGTCACCTAAAGGGTGGTACTCTATGGAGTGCCCCTTTTGTGGTAAGGATAAGAAAATGACATTTAACCCTTTTTGGTTTAAATTCAGTTGTTGGTCATGTGGTGCTTCGGGGCTTATCTCTGACTTTGTTGTCGAGATGGAAGGTATCAATGAGTGGGAAGCAAGAAAACTGCTTCAAAACTATGAAGAAACTGAGATTGAGATAAAAGCTAGTGATGTTGATTACGAACTGATTGACATTAGTTCCACACACGAACTGTCTATGCCCTACTCATTCAGACCCCTATTAGACGGCAGAGGTAAAAGTCTCGGAGAACAAGCCATACACCGCCTAGAATCGCGTGGATTCGATGTAGCTAAGCTACATGCCAAAGGCTTCGGTTATTGCTTCAAATCGCCTGATAAGTCCTCGTTTAAAGACTACAAAGAATTTTTCGACAATAACTTCACTGGTTACATAATTGTTCCGTTCACCGCTTTAGGTTCTACGGTTTATTACATTGGTAGAGATTTTGTAGGCAATGAACTACGATACAAGAATCCACCTAGCAGTTTAGGTGTTGGTAAGACTGGAATCATCTACAATGAAGATGCTCTACTAACTCAGGATAAGTTGTACATAACCGAGGGTTGGGCTGATGCTGAAACTATGGGTGAACAAGGAACTGCCACACTTGGTTGGAACTTGGACACTATCCAATTTAAAAAGTACGTAAAATCGTCAGCCAGTAAGTTCGTGCTAATCCCGGATATTGGTTACGACAATCAAGGACTTACCTACTTCAAACATGCGTTGATTATGGCTGACAGGTTCATGTCAGTAGGTAAAAAAGTAAAGGTGCTCGATTTGAGTACCTATTCTGAATTGGGCAAAGATGCTAACGAGATTGGTTATAAGAATGTCCGTCATATCGAAAAACATACCCCATTTTTAGATTACGCAACTATTATAGAGCAATTATCAGCATGAGAGACCCTGCAATACACATGACCCGAAGTTCGCTCATAACCGTCTTAGAACTGATTGGTTATAAGCACCCTAAAGCACTCGCGGATAATATATTTCGATTGGGTGAGGGTTATCAAATACGTGATAGGTTCATTACAAACATTACAAGTAAGAAGGTCAATGAGAACATGGAGAGGCTCAAAAAGTTGAACAAGGCTCCTATGTCCGTTGACCAGTTTCAGTTACTCCTTATTGATGTCAGGCAGAAACATAATCACAAAATGATTAGCCGGATAACTGCTACAGATAAAGATTACTTGCTGCTCAAAGATGTGTGCTTGATAGCCTGTGATTTCGCCAAAGCTGCTGAAACACAGGATTTAGCTTCAGGTTGTCGTATGTTTCTGAACCTAGGAATAGAAATGATGCGTAATAAATACGCACTCAATAAATTCAAGACTTTCAGGGATAAGATTTATAACCTCTATGAGTTCTATTCCACGTTAGCTAATGACCCTACACCGGAACTGACAGAAGAAGTTCAGCAAGTTTATGTTCAGGCGATTAAAGACTTGACACAAGCTGATTTCTCTCAGGACTACAATAAACTGGAAGAGCGTATCAACTTCTTTTATGCTAAAAACGATATTCAGAAAAATAATGCAGACATAGATGAGTGGGTAACTGCTCAATTTGCTGTTATGTTTAATGATTACGATACCTTGCCAAGTCCAAACCAGTTGTATGGAGATAATGCCAGTAAACGCTATAGGACTTTCAAGATGTTCAAGAAATTACCTAGCGAGGAAAGAAGTAAGCCCCAACAAGGCTCAATAATGGCTGAATACAACAAAAAAGTTAAGAAATGACCATCTACCTAAATAATGCCGTTTGCCGAATATCTATAGGCATTATGGATAATCAAGACGTTATACCTACACTAAGGGGTCTCATGCGATTGAAACCCCTTAATGCTTTCAGAGTTACCCGGTTGATGTACTCTAAAGGGGTAACTAACTACGACCCGTACAGATACTTTGTTTCTAAAAAAGGTGAATTTGGTACTGGTTTGTTACCTAGAGTACTCAAAACATTGGATAGTCTTGGTGTAACATACAATATTGTAGATGAACGTGTAGTAACTGTTAATCGCGTTAGGACTGTTAAAAAATTAGATGGCAAAACACTAGCAGCACATCAGCTTGAAACTTTAGAGAAAACATTTAATCAGGTGGTTGATGGCGTATCATACATACGTGGAATATGGGATTTGGCTCCTAACTCCGGTAAGACCCTCACATCTGCTGCGTTAATAGCATCACTGGATAATCCTGTGGTGCTTATTTTGGTGGATAGCCGTACAATATTTAGCCAACACGCTAAAGACTATGGTAGAATCTTCGGTGATTACTTTGGGGTGTTTACTAAAAAGAACAGTCACTACAAGAATAAGAGGGTTGTACTGGCGATGGTGCAGACACTCTCCGCTACAGTAAACAAGGACGTAAATGTAAAGGCTTGGCTCAAAAGAGTCAATGTATTGATTGTGGACGAAGTTCACAACTTCGCTGCTTCAGTAGGTCGGGCATCAATAATAAGGTATGTAGATGCTTACATCAAAATCGGCATGTCAGGCACACCTTTCAACCAACCTGAAAAGACTCAGAGAGCCACACTTATGGCACTATTCGGAGACACTATTCACAAAGTTTCTAAAAAATATCTAATGGACATCGGATTTTCCCTCGAACCGCAAATATTGATTCACCGTAATCCTACTGTGTTATTTCAGCCATCTAGGGACTACAAAGACGAACTCACAATGTTAGTTCATAACAGCTTAAAATTCAACACCTTAGTTGCTGAACTTGCTTTGGACTATATGATTAAAGGTCATAGAGTTTTGGTAGTATTTGACATAATAGACCACGGACGTAACATCTGTGATGCACTATCTCAGTATTATGATGATTATTCTTATGCTGACGGCAAGATTCCTACTAAGGATAGGATTAAGGCAATCAGTGATTTCACAGATGGGGTTACTAATATCTTAGTGGCTTCTACAATTGTACAAGAAGGTTGGTCAGTTCCGGACATCAGTGTTATCATCTACACTATTGGTGGTAAGAGTGATATTAGACTATCCCAATTCATGGCTAGGGCTGAACGTATTGATGGTGTGAGCACTGAGTATATTTGGGTTGACTTTTGGCATGGTGGTTATTACAGTCAGAAGCACTTTAGGGAACGCCTATCTGCATATAGGAAAGAACAATTCACAAACCCTATCAAGTTCAAATATCTTTGTGACAACAAAGGGAAACCTATTTTACAAAACAAGAAAACTAATTTATAATCAACTAAAAAACAAAACAAAACAAAACAAAACAATGGCTACAACTAAAATTTACGCAAACTATTTAGAGTTTTATCGCAGAGAGGATAAAACGGAAAACGGTGTTAGTGAATTATTTGCACAATCACACCCACAATATCTAGCAGATAATACAATGAATACAGGTTGCTGGAATTGCTCTGATTGCTTTCGTTGCTCTGATTGCTCTGATTGCTCTGATTGCTCTGATTGCTCTGATTGCTCTGGTTGCTCTGATTGCTCTGATTGCTCTGATTGCTCTGATTGCTCTGATTGCTCTGATTGCTCTGATTGCTCTGATTGCTCTGATTGCTCTGATTGCTCTGATTGCTCTGATTGCTCTGGTTGCTCTGATTGCTCTGATGATACGTCCAAAACATTCAGCGGAACATTTGAAGTACCTATAGTCAGTAATATACATCAAAAAGTGTTAGAAGCGAGTTCCACTGCTAACGCATTAGACATGAGTAGTTGGCATACTTGTGAAACCACCCATTGTAGAGCAGGTTGGGTAGTTACCTTAGCTGGTGAAGAGGGTAAATTGCTTGAATCTAAAACATCTACACTTTTTGCAGCTTTACAGATTTATAAAAAATCTAGCCCGAACATCAAAGTTTCTCCTACTAGGTTTTTTGAGTCTAATGAAGTTGCTTTGTCTGATATGAAAAGGTGTGCTGAACTTGAAAAACAAGAAAACTAAAAACCAATAAACAAGATGACAAAAGTTAAACAACTAAAACAAGGGGCAAACTACCCTATTCAAGAAGTTAACGCAGCAAAGATAGCTTTTGCACAGCTACGTAGGTATAAGGTAGTCAAAAACCCGTGTCCTGAGTGTGGTTGTGAACTGAAAGAAAAAATGTCAGGTGTTGTTTGTTCAAATACTAAATGTGACTACTGGTTTTGCTTCTAATGAGAACACCTTCAATTCATAAAACTGATTACGATATAATGAAGCCTATTAATAAGCAAGTTATAGAGCAGCCGGCACAAGGTTGTTTTGGTGTTGAGTACGACAACAGGGCATCTGAGTGTAAGCGTTGTGCAGATAATCTGCTCTGCATGACTAGGTTTCAGCAGAACGTAATTAAGTCACAAGCAGGTAGAAAGTACATGGGTGATTCAACCCTCGATACTGTATCTTATGACTACTGCATCGAGTACATCAGAGTTAATGAACCAACGGTGGGTGAGATGATTGACCATATTATGGAACTGACAAACCACCCATCTAAAGAAGATGTCACTGACTGGCTAGTT